CTATTTTGTATAGATATAAAAAAAAAGGAGGCATATAGCCCCCCTTTATTTATAAACCATAACTCTTTATGCGTTAGGATCAATCGGTGATGTAGCATCATCTGATGGTGCTGCTGCACAGAAGAATGGTGGGTTAGTTTCTTGTGCAGATAATACTAATGTAAATCCTGACAAGTCGCCCATAGCTGCTCCTGAAACCATTGTTCCGCCACTTACTTCGCATCCGTGTAACTTACCTAATAAGAAAGCGTTTCCGTTATAATCTTGTACTACAACTTGAGGTCTACCGTGAGCAAGTAATTTAATTTGCTCTTGTGTAGCCTTATCTAAAAATTGTAGTGTTAAATTAAGTGTGCTTTCGTAAAAAGTTGTACCATTTTCCCTTGAAGAGTTTATGGCTGTTTCTAAAGATGAATTACCTTTTAAATCGTATCTGTAAAAATCTACAGAGCCATCAAGAGTTACAGAGCCATCTGCGGCTACTGCTAAGTCTCTTGTTGTATTGTTGTAGTTAGAAAAGAAAACAAATCTTAATCCACCTACGCCTGATTTACAAGCTAATGATCTTCCGTTTGTTATATTACAAGCCATATTTTTATTTTTTAAAAAAAAAGGTAAGTAGGCTTATACCCACCTACCTCTTTTATGTTAAACTATTATTAAGAATATAAAACGATGTCTGATCCAATTCCGTGCTGTACTCCTGCACTTCCTCTTAGGACAACTCTTACATTTTGACTTCCATCAATGTCAGCCATATCAATTAACTTAACTTCTTGCCAGTCATTTAATAGACCTGTTCCGAAGAATAAGTTAGATGATTCAGCAGCAACCATTTTATTAGCACCTAAACCTGGAGCAGTAAATAATGGAATACCTTGAAAATTCATTTCTGTTTTACCAACGTTGTAAAGTTCTCTATATCCTAAAGCAGCTTGTGCTTGAATATAAAACTTAGCTGCACTTGTTGGTATGTAAATTTTAACATCTTCTTTTGAATAAACTGCACTTGGAATTGCATCAACTACTTTTCCTAATTCTGCAATTATGTTAGCAGCTGAAAGTGTAGTACCTGCAACATCAACAACGTCTCCGTCTGCTGCAAGTAATGCTTGAAATCCATTAAACTCACCTGCATTTGCAGTTGCGCCTTGCCAAATGTTTTGCTCAGTTTTTTGAGCAACTTTAGCTGCAACTTGTGCAATTAAGAAATCAGAGAATTTTTTAGGGAGATTGTCAAATTGACTAAAGCCCATAGACTGTGCATCCCAATCTTGTCTGAAATCTTTTTTACAAAGTTGTAAGTTTACTTGAAACTCCTCAGGTTGTAAAATTCTTTCTGTTAATGTTACGTTTGAAGTTGGATCAAAGTCACAAGAAGCATCTTTTAAAATACTATCTAGTGCAAGTTTTTTGATAACTTCTTTATATTTAATATTAGGTTTAATTGAAACCCCTCCTTGTGATAACGTTACACCACTTAGTAAAGCTGCTGCTATATACTCACCAGCAAATTCGCCAGCATAAGTAGTAGTTATCGATGTTGTAGTCGCCATATCTTTTTCTTTTTTTTATTTAATTATTATAATTCGCCAACTGATATTGAAGAAGCTGCATTACCATTTCCTTGTAGAAAATAGTTTGTGCCATCTGAATGTATTTCGATATAATCTCCGATACTTTCAGCATCATCTTCAAACGTTACTCTATCTACTGCATCAGCTTCAACGATTGCTCCATTTACAATTACCCCGCCATTAATAATATCTCTATTATCAGCTGGAGTTTGTACTACGAAGTCAGTTGAAAAAGCTGCTACAACAATAAATTTTGCTTTCCACCCAGCACTTGGTGCAGGTAAGGTTATTGTATAACCTGTTCCAGAGATTTTAAAAATTTTCCCTGAGTCTGATAGATTTAATGAGCCTGTTGCTGAGACTAGTTCATAGTCATCAAAAATTCTCATTACATCATCACTTACGTGTTCTAATACTGCCATAATTACTTACTTTTTTATTAATTTATTTATTTATTATAGTTTCCATCACTCTATCAAGAGTTGATTTTTTTCTGTTATCTGCAAACTTAAACCTAACATCAGTCTTTTCTTCTTCAGGACTATGTTTGATAGGCTCAGTTGCAGGTGTTTTACTCATTTCTACTGCAACTTCAGTAGCAACTTGCGAAGCCATTTCTTCCTTTTCTTTGTCTTTATGATTCATCATATCTTCAATAGATTTTTTAAGGTCGTCCATTTCTTTACGAAATTCTTCTCTAGTTACATACTCCATTTCTTCTTCTTCCTTATCTTCTACTTCTTCTTCTACTACTTCTTCTTCTTCTTTATAAGACTCATTTAATTCAGAAATAATGCCCTCCTCATTTACTTCTAATCCTCTACCATCTTCTAACTGGTATTTACCAATAGGTAGTGGAATTTTTTGATCTTCTGATAAAATAAAAACTTCTTTACCAGTTTCAAATGATTCTGCTTCTAAAACAGTACCATTTTCTAAATTTAATTTTTCTAGCTGTATATCTTCCATACCTAGTAAATTTTTAATTTGAGACAATAATTCTTGTGATTTCATACTCTATTAACAAAGAGCATAAATATATTTGCATTTAAGGATTTTTTATCCTGTTGTTGATCCAATGCCTTGAGCCCTGAGTGATCCATCACAACAGTCTATATGATAGGTGTTTTTATCCCAACATAGACAAGCTCTACGACCACCTCTTGGACTAGCGTGTTTACCATAAGATAAATCAATGTATTTATTTTGATTATTACTTTTGCTAAAGAATTTCATTACTTAATTTTTTGACAATTAGGCACTCTTTTACCTGTGCTTCCAATTTTCCAGCCTTTCTGTTCGTAGCCGTCCCAACAAGGGCTTTTAGTATTTTTCCCTGCTTCGATAGAATGTTGCTCACAAGGCATATACCATACTTTATCTTCTAATTCGTGTTCGTGTATTCCATCACAACCAATATCAGCTGCGATTTCTTCAGCTTTTTCTTTTGATGAATAAGCTAACCTATCCATAATAATAGCAAAGTCATCATTAATAACTTGGCTTTCTAATTCAAGTTCTCCTAACTTTTTTAATTTATTTTTAGCCCAGCTTTTTGCTGACTTACCACCCCATAGTAAATATGATATAGTACCACAAGCCTGTGTATCTGATGAATCGTAATAAGTCTCTGCTCTACTTAAATAACTATAAAGCCTTTTGATCGTTGATACTGAAAGTTTTTCTTTTGCTACTAATTGTCTTGCACGATTTTTGCCTACCAAAGTAGCGCATTTGTTATTTACTTTTTTGTTTAACTCAATACCTCTTTTCGCATTATTAACTACTGAGCTTGGGTAATCATTATAACTTTCAAGTGTAATTTTTTCGCTAAATAATTTTTTAACTGCTTCTAATATTTCTTCACTCTCTTGTTGAGCAAGGTCTTTAATAGTTGGGTCTTTCGGTCTTTCCATTTTATCAGCAAAGTAACCCTCTACTGAAAACCCTTTTACTTTACCTGTTTTTACATACTCATTCCACACTTCATCATTATTTACTTTTATTGCACCCATCCAAGTTCCGACAGGAACATTCATACCATACTTTCTTGATTTATCGTGTACCTCATCTTCTACTAACCAACTTTCAACTAATGTTAACCCTTTTATACTATGTTGATGTTCTAGCGTTGATTTACCTTGATTACCTTTCATTAAAAAACCCTCACTAGCTTTTCTAACTGTTTCACGTGAAAAGTATATATAGTATTCATCATCTTCGTTTTTTCTATATATAGGTTTGTTTGGAATTAACAATGGACCTAGTAATATCTTTTTTTCTTTATCTAATTCTGCTAATTTTATTTCTTGTTGATCTTTAAGTGCTATAAAATCTTCTTCTATTGCTGGGTTTTCTACAACAGATATTGCTTCAATACCTGCTAATTCATCTAATTCATCTATTATTAATTCTACGATTCTCATAACTATATAACATTTATTTAATTAATTTTTGCTAACCTATACTGCTTTCTTTAATTATATTTCTTTCTAGCCCTTGCGCTGTTGTTACATCTCCAGCAACTACATAGGTTTGTATTGGTTTATTGGTTTGTGCTGATATTGTTTGTGCTAATTGATTTGAGCTATCTGCACCAACGATATTAAAACTTGGTGCTGCTGATTGTATTGATGGTGCTGATGCCCTTATACCACCACCTGCTGCGCCACCTGATCCACTTGTATCAACACTTTTAATTTGTCTTACTGCTGCTAATCCAGAAGCTAATACTGTTGCAGTTGATGCTATTCTTTGAATAGTTGCAAAAGGCTCAGGTAATACGCTTTCTGACTTCCAAACTTGTGTTACACCTTGATATGTATTAACTAATGCTGAAGCTACACCTGCTGCTTTTCCTGCTTTTGTGTTTTTACCTAAAATAGTTGAAGCTGTCGCTAATGTACTACCAATAACTGCTAATTTTTGTTGTTGTTCAATTTCTTGTATTTTAATAGCATCTTTACTAGCTTTTTCTTCTCTCTTTTTTTGTAAATTATCATAATACTTATTTACTTCTGCTAATGCCATTCTCTTAGCTACTTCATTTGCTTCTGATTCTTGTATTCTTTTTACTTGCTCATCTCTTTCAATTTCAATTTCTGCTTGTCTATCTTCTAAGTTTCTTTTAAAAAAATCTCTCCTTATCTGCCCGATTTGTGATTCTGCTGCAATAGTACTTTCAATTCTTTGCATTAATATTTGCTGTTCTTTTTGGAATTGCTTATCTAATAAATCAAGTTGTTTTTCTTCTTCAACAGTTTCTTCTTTATTTATTTTAGCAATACTAATATCAAGATCAAGTATTTTACTTCTTGAGTCTTTAATTTTATCAGTAAGCTCTTTTGTTTTTTCATTTTGTCCTGACAATGTTTCAACAGCTAAAGCACTACTATCGACAAGACCAAGATAAATTCCAACACCATTAACTAGCTTTTCCCAAGTTGTAACTTCTTTTGCTTGTGCAGTTTCTTTTTGTAATTGTATTTCTAACTCATCTATTAATAATAATAAGTTTTGTTTTTGTAATTCAAACTTTTGTATTAATAATTTATTTATTTCATCAGTTTCCTTTCCTTGTAGCTTTAATAACTCTTTTTGTCTTTCTAATAAAGTAACTTCGTTTTTAGTAGATATTATTAACCTGTCAGTTCTTTCTTCTAATTTTTTTAATTCAGGATTTGATCCTGTTATAAAGTTTTTAATCTTGTCCCAGTTTGCAGCTAATAATCCAACAGCAACTACTAAAGCACCAATACCTGTTGCGAGTAATGCTTTTTGAAATGCAGACATAGCAACTGCTGCACCTCTTATTCCTTTTCCAACACTAACAAATAATTTTCCAAATGATTGTATTTGATAAGAAAGACCACCTGTAATTTTACTTAAACCTGCTGATATATCTCTGTTTTTTAATAAAGTTTCGTTAAATTGAATAGCTTTTACTGTACCAACTGTTCTTTCTTTATTTGCTAATTTTAATATTTGTGTATCTCTTTTTTGCTCAATTCTAGCATCTACTAGAGCATTTTTTTGTTGATCTATTTGTTGTTTAGTTTTTTTTATTTGTGATTCTAACCTTAACTGACCTTTATAACCTTTAAAATTAAAATTTTCTAAATCTTGTTCAGCTTTTAATAGCGTTTTTCTAAGATCATTAATTGTTTGCTCTTGCTCAATTACTTGAGAGGTAATTTCTGCTAAATTCTTTTTTGCTTGTTCTGCATTAACTCGAACATTTATGAATTGATCTGCCATTTAATTTCTTTTTTTAATAATTTATAACCATCAGAAACATTTTCAGGTAGTTTATATTTTCCTTGTGCAATTTTA